GTGTTAACAGCAGCCAAGCTGTCTTTTTGCCACTCGTGGTATACGGCAGTAGCAGAAGTCTTACCAACAGATGTCATGAATGGAGTATCTGTAGGAGAGATGTTGTAGATTACATTAGCCAAGTCTTCACGTTGACCAATGGCGGTATAGGTTTGATATGTTGCCATGATAATTCCTTAAATAAAGTTTTCAAAAGCAGAAACCGCATCACGGATTTTGCCTGTTTTTTGTAATTGAGCCATAGCCTTCTTATGCTGGTCAGTATTTGTTGCTGTATTACTGTTACCAGACTTAATAGTCTTAGGCGGTTCACTAACCCTCTTGTTTAGTTGAGGCTTAGATTGTTGTAATTTATCGTACTGCATTGCCTTATACAATGCCATAACGTGCCGAGCATCACGTACTGCTGATAACTCTTGGTCTGAGAATCCTAAGTTCTTTGCGAACGAGCGCAAGTCTGACCTTAGTGCCTCTCCCTTAACTGGATCGCTATATTCTGGTAGCGTTTCAGATAGTACAGCAGCCTGTTGAGATAGGTATTGTTGCATTCCTTGCTGTTGCTCTGCTTGTTGCATTTCTGCAATGCGTTGACGTTCAGCTTGTATTGCGTATAACTTCTCTTTATTCTGCGACATCTCTGCCACTCGTACAGCGTAACCAATAGGGTCGGACTCTTTTAAGTAGTCCAAGTCTTCCTGTGGTTGTTGTGAGCTAAGTAACTGCTCCATTGCTTGCAACCGTTCTGCATAAGCATCACGCATATATTTGGCTTCTTCAATAGCTTTTTGTTCAGCCTCTACTGCTTTTCTTTGCTCTGCTACTTGTTGCGTTTTTTTGGTGTAATCTGCACCTTGTTGCGCTAGTGATTTTAGTTCAGTTAAGGTTAGTTCTTTATCCTCGCCACCGACTTTAACATTAAACCGTTGTTCGTCTTGGTCTGATACAGACTCCTCTGAGCCATCATCCTCTTGCTCTACTTGCTGCTCGTTACCACCTTCTTCATTCTCTTGTTCTGGTCGCTCTTCAGCTTGCCCTTCTTCGGGTGCTTCCGATGCATCCATTAAACCTAAGAATGCGTTTTGTGCTTCATTGATAGTTCCATTGCTTTGTGTGTCACTCCCGTTAGGGTTGGTGTCGGTAGTCATTTAAATCTCCAAATGCTAGTGCGCCTAGCCACGTTTTATAGATACTATAAAATCTTCCAGCGTTTGGCATTAATCTTGCGGTCATCTGCCATGCCAACTATATGTGCCATTACTTCACGGATGGCTGTTAGCTTTGTGTAAGCATCTTGTCGCTCATCGTAATCATAAAGCGGTGAATTAGCCCACCGTAGCATTTGTAAATCTTCCATCTCTTTAAATACATCCAAGAAGTTTTGATCTTGGAGCATATTGTTTGCCCACTCGGATTTGGTCACATGAACCTTCCAGCACCACTAGATGCTGATTGTGCTGCGCCTTGTCCAAGTAAACCGGCACTTGCTTGTAAATCACCTTGCATCCCTGTCGCTGCTTGATATAACTCTGGGAATAATGCAGCAATATCAATGTAATTGTGTTGCATAGGTGGTCTATTTGCTGGACTAACATAGTCAGTTAAATAGCTACGTTCAGTTTTAGCTTTTTTACTATTGTTAAGATTAAACAATGCGCCTATCCCTGTTGGCATTTGTTTATTTTGTTTTGCTACAGGCGCTGGCTGATTAATATAGTATTGTCCAGTTTCAGAGTCATAAAATACATTGCCTTCATTATTTTGTACTCCACCTTGACTGCCTTGTGCTGACATTCCCATAATTTAGTCCTCTACACCATATATAGTAGTTGAATTAAAATTGTCTACCATATCTTGTGGTTCAGCCTTTATACCACTTTTTACCATTTTATTCAAGCTAGTAATGGCTGACATGATTGCATTAAGTTGCTCAGTCTGTAGTTTACCGTCTGTTGCCTGTGTCTTTAGTTCAAGCTCCATCTGTTTCAATTGAAGCTCGGCTTCCTTGATACGGTAGTCACCTTCCATTTGCATTTGTTTTTGTTGCATCTCTAGTTCTTTACGAGCATTGTCTACCTGCATTTGCTCACGATCTAGTTGTAGCTTGGCTTGGTTAGTCTGTGCAGTAAGTTGAGCTTTTTGTTCTTCAACCTTGGCATATAACTGTGCTGCCTCTGACGTTGGATCAGCAGGTGGCTGTGATGCCTGTTGCATTATTTGCTGTTCAACCTCTGGTGTAATGTCATTAATGAATGATGTGGTGTCTTTGAAGCCAGCCATCTCAATCATACGACCAAGAGTGCTACGGTATTGCGTTACAGTCACCAATGGGTTATTAGCACCGTACTTGCCGATGATTTCTTCCTGTTTAGCCATAATCATTTGCAACATAGCAATCTGTTCTTGGCGGTTACCGTTACCCAAGCCTACGTTGATTGATACATCGTATAGGTCAGACCATTCACGTGGGTCATAAGATACCCATTTGCCACGCATACGGATTGTCTTAGCTTGGTTTTGGTATTTGCATAGTAAGTGCAAGATGCCACGGAATAATGATTTAACACCTGTTTCAGCAAAGATACGAGCCATTAGCTCTAGCTTACCTGCTGACTGTTGCATCATGGCTGCCACGGCTGTTGCTGTAGTGTTCTGAAGCACGTTAGCATCAAGACCTTGCTGTAGGTCGCTAACACCTGTACGTTTAGCCTGTACACCGTCTAGATATTCCATCATCGGGAATGATTGACCGGCTGTGTTTTGTACGTTTAGTTGATTTACTGCTTGAGCATTCTTAACACGAATAACACCACCGGCAGTAGACGTTAGTAAATCATCTAGGTTTACTTGACCCTCTACGGCTGTAACACGGGCATTGTTTGTTAGGTACAAGTTGTCTAGCATCTGACGTAGGATAGTAGACTTGGTTAATTGCAAGTCCATTGTCCTGTCGGCTAGTGACTGACCAAAGAACTTGTGTGGGATAGGAATTGGGCATACAGAGTGGAATGGCACATAATCGCATTCTTCGTTAGACAGTATTGTTTCACCGCCTAGGATAACCCTGCGTAGCTCTAGCAAGCCGTTGTCGTTAGTATCTACCTTGATGTAGCACTCAAATATCTCTACCTCTTCCATTGATAGGTCGCTGGACTGTGTGTAGTCTGGCAACTCATCACGACCAAAACGAGCTAGACGCTCTGGTGCGTACTCTAAACGGTCGTTAGCTGGGATTGTGTCTACGATAGACTTCTCGTAACCCATAGCAATCAAGTCACCACGGGCAATCATTCTACGGTGAGCTGTGAATGGTGAGTCCTCAATGGTCTTGGCACGTTTGCTAATTAAGAACTCTTCAGGTGGTACGTTCTCAATGGCAATACGGCTTTCATCGTTTATTCTTTCAATCGTAATGTTATGCGTATTGTAAGATATACCATCAGAACCAATTACTATGTCAGCAGTCTGCTTGGTGATCTCCCACTCGCCTGTCTGCATAATCATGGCTAACTCGTCATCGGTTAAGCCTTTGTACTTCTCTTTGATGGTGTCTTTTTTCTCTTCCCAGTAGGCTTTAACAACACCCACCTTTTGTAGCAATGCATCCTTGAACCAGTTGTGTAGGATTAGGAAACCATCGTTGTCTTTATAGAATACCCAGTTAGCCATGTCACTAGCTTGGTCAGCCAATGGTTCTTCACCATCTTTAGTTGGCTCAAAGCGTACAGCGTCTTCACATGACGTGAATACACGGATTAGTTGAGGCAATGCACCGTCTACGGCTTCAGCTACCTCACCGGTAACTACTTGGCTGCGACCTTCTACCTCAGTACCGTACTTGTCACGGAAGTAGTAGCTCATCGCATCAGCACGAGCTTGAACCGTATCTGACTCTAAGTAGCCAATAGCGTTATTGATTTCATCAGCAACAAGTGCCTTTAATTCTTCTTGGTTCATCATTATACGACCCATGCCTTATTTTGTTGTAATGGTTTAGACCATGTTGTATCTACTTCTACTAATCCTATTGCCATGTAACGAAAGCTATCTGCAAAGTGTGATGACCAGTCGTGAACTGGCTTATCGTAAAACACATTCTGCTTCTCGTTAAACTCACGTCTATAGTTACGCAATGCCACTAGACCATTCTTTGTGTGTTCCATATCAAACCAGCATCGTGGCAGCATACGTCTGACTGCTTGAATGCCATCCGCTATAGATAGGCTTGGTGCTACAGTAACATCTAGTCCAGCTTCCATTAAGACTTCTAACCGGCTACGACCTGTTGTCATCTCTCTGACTCTTACATCGTGCGGTAATATCTGCTGACCTTTATCGTAACCGTTGTCACGCAACCAGCTCACGTAATAATCAAGTCCTACTCCGTGGTTCTCTGTACAGTCTATAAGTTGTATCTCTTTGCCTACAATTTGAGCTACCCAAATACACGTACTGTCGCTGACACCCAAATCCCAGCTACAAACAATCTTTGCCAATGCATCTTTAGGAATCTTAGTAACACGTTTCTCGTTATCGGCTTCATTCAGTAGTGACCCATAGTAAGCACCTTCTACTGGCGCATCAAAGCTACACTCAAACTCTTGCTTGTACTTGTCCTCGCCCATCTCGTTCTTAGCACTAGCCAACTCTTGTGGATCTAGTATGCCAGTATCACTAGCCTTAAACTCTAAGAACTTCCAGCCTTCTGTAACCATTGCACGTTCTTTGAACTCTCTAAAGTGATTGTTACCTTTAGGAGTACCAATAAACAAACAGAATCCTTTTCTATCTGCTAGTGCCGGTCTTACAATCTCATTCCAAATCTTTGGGTCTTGGTCACCGACCTCATCTAGTACAACACCATCAAAGTATTGTCCTCGTAAGCTGTCACCATTCTCTGAACCGTATAAGCTAATACGTCTTCCTAAGAAGTCTACACGCAATTCAGCAATGTTGACTGTAGCACCCAATGGTCTTGTATATTCTATAAGGTAATCAAATGCTACTCGTTTAGCTTGTGCATACGTTGGTGCAATATAAGCGTAACGAGGGTTCTTCTGTTCGTTGTTTAATGCTGCATTAATAAGATGTAGGATAGCTGAAACAGTCTTACCCATCCGTCTATGTGCAACTACTACAGTAAAGCGATTATTATTTACTGCCCTATGAATATCTAGTTGAGGTTGTCTTGGTCTGTAACCTAAATCTGGTGCTGCTTCCTCAACTTCTTCATACTCTAATACTTCATCAGTCATTAGGTACGCCTGTAATGATTTTCATCACCATAGGAGCTTCTGCATCGCCACTCATCTCTACTGACTTTAAATCAGGTAAGACTTTGTCTAATAAAGTTTTTCCGATATTAACTTGTGTTGCTGTTAGCTCAATCTCACCATCATAGGCTTTCATTAATCTATTGATGATTGCTGAGGCTTGAATCTTACTTCTTACATCGTCTTGATGTCTACGACCCATGGGTCTGCCAGCTAGTTTTTTGTCTTCCATTGTCTTGTGACTCCTTATAGGTTGGTCACCCTATTGTTAAAATTAGTATTGCGGTCTTACTGTTGCTTTCTGTTTGCCGTACTTAGCTGACATCTGGCGGATCTTGTCTTCGTTCATTACTGAGTTTACTTTCTTATCCGCTATAGCTTGCTTAATGCCGGCTAGGTTTTCTTCGTAATCTCTTACTGCATCTACTTGGCGGTCTTTGTTGCCTAGCATTCCATCGTATAGATAACTTCTAAGTTGATATGCTTTCGCTCTGTTTTCAGCTTCATCATACGATACATTAGGTGAAGTTGCATACTGATAACCACCACCGTAATTAATTGCCACATCTAATGGTGTCCTATCATATCGTTTGAAACCAACTTCTGGATTTTTACTTACTAGTGATTGACTTAATTCGTCTGGATAACCATCATGCGCCCAAGCCTCTTGAGGATGCATAATTGAGTTCAATAGCGCACCACCGTGACCTGAAACTAATGTCTTAGCCTTTTCCCAAGCCGACATATTGCTAAATATATTGTTGTCTAGTAGTCCAGCCATAAGTTACCAATGGTGAACGGCATTTATAACCAAAGTGATATTAGCCACAACAGCTAATAAAATAATAAACCAATGGTCGTTCATTAAGCTAATTCAGTTACGCATACAGTTGATGATGTAGTCGCTGCATCTTTTATGTAAGCCATCTTATTGCCGGCAGTAACCTTAAAGAACTCTACGCTATTGTTTGGAATCATTACGCTTGTAGTAATAGAAGCCGTTGGATTAGATCCAAATGCCACATGGCAATGACCTAATGATGCTGCTACACGAACTAAAGTAGTGCCAGTAGCAAATGCTGCTGATTGTGCTGAAGTGTTACCGGCAGAAAATACTTGTGATACAGCCGGTGTATATGCCTCAACTAAATTACCATTATCATCTTTTTGAATTATACTCATAATTATTTACCCTTCATTTTATTTGCTTCGCTGAGAGCGATTGCTATCGCCTGCTTGCGATTACGCACGACCTTACCGCCTTTGCCAGAGTGAAGCTCTTTGTCTTTCCACTCACCCATAACCTTGCCAATCTTTTCTGCTGCTTTATCTAATCGCATAATTAATCCTCGGTTTCAAAGTCTTTACGTTCCCATACAGAGCATAGACGGGAGTTATGGCAAATCAAATCTAGCTTATGACACCAACCACGTTGAGCTTGACCATCATACAGGTCATACTTGTTAAGTGGGATCGCTTCCATAGCCTCAAACATTTCGGGAGTATTGTCGTAGTATTCGCAGTTACCGCATCGTTGACGTTTGGCTTCTGCTGGTGTGATTCGGAACATCTTAGCCATCTTTGCCCAGTACTCGGTATTAGGCAAACTTGGGTTCATAGCTCCAAGAGAATAGTTATCAATGGCATTCTTGGTGTTGTCAGCAATCTCTTTGGCTGTGCCAATAGTAGTCTTTGTGTCTAACAAACCTTTTGCCATAGTTATTCCCTAAAAAATAGGAGGCTCTCGCAACTAGACTGCCTCGGAGTCTACCCTACCACGTCTGGGGGGCGATGATTGCTTTCTAGCGATGTACTGTCGCTGGAATAAAAGAGTAATGCAAAATCGCACTACTATAAATCGTTACGTGACTTTACCATACTTATCAATCGTGGTCAATATATCACTTTTAATGGTTTTAACTATGGTAACGTGTCTAAAAAAGAGCATAATTCGTACATATACACAATGACGTGTACATAAAACAAAGGAATCTAATCATGTGGACATCACCAGCAGCTACTGAAATGCGTTTTGGCTTTGAAGTAACTATGTACGTAATGAACAAATAGTATATACGTTTTGTATATACCCAGTTATGGAGTTACATTCTTCATAATGTCTTCATGGCTGGGTTCTTGATTGTTTAATCTTTTCAACTCAGCATTAGCATAAAACAGTATTTTTTTAATTCCCCTTATCTCGTCACAATGTGATGCCTGTCCATAACGGTAGCACTCACGAAATATCTCACCGATCTGTGCGTTCATATTCTTTGCGCTAATCAAATCTTGTAACTCAATAGCGTTACAAGGCAACTCATAGTAGCTTGCGCTTGAACCATCGCTAGAAACTCTTTTTATAATTTCACCTGCCCTAGGAACTCTCATTACCAATCACTCGCTGACATTGTTGATCCGCTTACGTGGTTCTTAGGTGATTTCATATTAGCCCTGTCTATTGCACGTTGATTCATATATAAGCTACTTAATTTCCTGTCATCAAAATTAATTACCCTAGCACCTTCTATCGTTGGTGTATTTTCGCTAACTTTAGTTTTGTATTTCTTAGGTGACACATACTCTAATGCATCCTCGTAGCTCATTAGCTTAGTAGTGACAAAGCTGTAGTACTTACGTGTTCCGGTGTCGGTAACAACAATGCTTTTCATAAAGCCTCTAGCCATTAAGCTCTTAATTGTGTTAGACGCAGTATTCTTATCAGCATCTAATTGCTGCTTCATGTCTGTTAAAGTTTTAGGCAGTACGCAAAATTCTAGGTAGACGTTATATCTAGCAACCATCTCTTTTGCCAACCTATCTAGCTTTGCTTCTTGTTGTGCGTATGCCTCTGCTATTCTTTTATCTCTATATGCTTGCTCTGCTGCCTTGGCTTCTTCTTGGGTCTGGTAATTACCTATGTGGATAATCTGACATTCTGAATCCCTAGCTGTTACTACCCAAGCATCTACCTTCTTACGAAAGACAATCATAATAAACCTTTCTCAATTAATCTTAACTGCGTTTCAATTACACCCTCTAGGTGCGATAACTTTAATTCATCTCTTGTGTGGTTAGTTCTTACTCTGCCATCTATAGCATCGTGGCATCCAGAGCAGCAATACGCACCGTGTAGGTCGTTTACTTTCTGACCAGTACCATGTCCATACCTAATACCACTTAAATGCGCTAAAACGGTTGTTTCCGAATTGCCATTGCAGTAGCCAATAATTCTGACCGTGCAGTTCTCGCCTTTAGCTGATTGTGTGATTTTACTCATTGAATACAAACCCTACAGTTCCAGCCCATATCTCAACATGACGCTGATAGTCTGCCATCTCTGCTGTAGATAGCTTGGTCGTACTCTTAATTACTTCAATTGTTTCGCCATTGACTACAGACTGACTTCGTAGGAATTTCCAACCCATTAGCTCATGCACCTTATCTGGTGACTCACCAATATACTCGCCAAGCGCACCATATAGCTTCCATAAGCGTGAGTTTTGTTCTAGGTTACGTGTGTGTGACTTGATCGTTACGTTAGCCACATAACCCTGTGATAAATCTAATGCCTTAATCTTTTCAAACAAGTAAGGCAAATTACTGCTGCTGATATTAAAGTTCTTAATTTCCATCTTTAAATAAATCCTTTATCTTTCTGCGTGACTCTTGAGATGTAGCCACTTTCACCGTTTCTATTTTGTCTTGCTTTATTTCACCAGTTATTACCCTAGTGCCATCTGTTGCACGAAACTTACCAGTAAACCCAGCAGCCTTCATGCGCTTAATAAACTCATTGCAGCTTATCTCAGTCACTAAACACAGCCTTTACTAAAATGTCCATGTAAGCAGGAATTGTAAACTTGCCAGACTCGTACTTAGCAATGCTATCCCTAGTCTTAAATAACTTAGTGCCAAACTCTTTCTGTGATAAACCAGTTTTATTGCGTAGTTCTTTTAACTCTGTGTGTGTCATATATAACCCTATCTATCGTTGATGATTTATTATATATCACGTTGTATAAAATATGCAACTAATCATTTTTAAATTTTCTTAATTGAGATTGATCTAAAACATAACCATTACCATGACCTAAATCTTTTAAGTTTTTTTCTAATCGTAATTCTTTTGAATAAACCCATCCAACAATATTTACTGTAGGTAAATTTACTATTGCAAGAACATAAATATCAACATCTGTATTTTCTTTTAATGTACATAAGAGTCTTCCATTTGGTAAATTTGTTGATTTAATGTCATATCGTAAATTTTTAAATACTCCATCAGCAGATCCAGACCTTGGCGATAATCCAATATCAGGAAAAGTATTAAATTGTTTTGCAAATGCATATTCACCAGCAAATCCTAAAACATCGGCTTCAGCTCCATCCTGTTTCCCCATTTTTGCATCTTTAACATGAGAAGCCCTAGCAATTAATGATCGCATGCGACCTAATACATTGCATATAGTAATTTCATCTTGTTCAAGAGTTATTATCATTTTTTGCCTTTCGTTTAGCTTTCTCTAAAGTATCGTAATAACCTAAATTTTTATTGCGATGACTCAGACCATACTTAACTCCAGTATGGGAGAAGTATTTAGCTATAGTCCATGCGCCAGAGCTAATGTGGTATTTATCTTGTTCAATCCACTTCATATTAATCACCGCAGAAACAAGAAATTGTTTCGTCATCAAAATTAATTGTCGCTTGGTTGCTAGCGTTATCATACATTTGCTGATAACTTGGTCTGTCTTTCCTAAATCTGCCCCCCCCACCAAAGGACAGATTTGAGGTCTGCACCATTGTTTCCATTTTTGCCCACCATAAAGCACGTTCTGGTTTTTCTGCAATAAGTGTTTGAACTTGATTTCCAGCCTTTAAAAAACATAAATCACAATTACCGTGCATTGCTACACCATTATTATTAAACAGACCCAAATCAAATGGCTGTGCTTTCCAAAAATTACCAACCGTATATTTTGTAGTTCCATCTAAACCTAATGGTGCGTATTTTTCCCAATCTTTTCCATAGTCATTATTCTTTACTTTGACTAATCGCCTTTGTTCATCAGCCCTAATACCAATCATATTAATTGCAGAGTCAATTCCAATAGATTTTAAATAACGATGAATTGTTCTTACCTTTAACTCAACTGTGCAAAATCTAGCAACTGGGTTAGGCAAAAACTTTCGTTTAATAATTAAAGCCTCAAAAGGTTCACCATTACGACTAGCTGTTTCGTATGTAACAACTTCAAATTTTTCTTCATTATCACGAAACTCTAACCAAATTATTGGAACATTCCAATTTACAGCGCAATCATTTACAAATTTAAGCGTTAGTTCATCTTCTTTACCTGTGTTAGCAAAAATAACTTTAGCTTCGTCTGGTAATTTTCCATCATGCGCTTCTAAGCATTTCCAAAGCATATAGCCAGATGTACGACCACCACTAAAACTAATTATTGTTGGCTCTGTAATAAAATATGGATTACGCATAATTTTCCCCTAGCAATTTACGTGCAGCATCTACTGACATCTCCGGAAAGTTTTGTGGAGTCTTTAATATCCGTTTAGCCCATGCATGAAAGTCAGTCTTAGGTTTTAACTTTTCAGCAATAAACTTATTTAGTTTATCAACATTTGCTTTATTCTCTGCGTAGCTAACTGGAGCTGGTAAAGCATGATATTCAGATTCCCTAGGTTTACACATCTGAACTATGTCAGCAGGTTGTGGTAGCTTGTTTGGGGTGTCTGTCCACTTATCAAATGCACGACCTACTGCGCTAAAATCATATCGTTCTAGCTTATGCCACCAGATACGCAGCATCTCTTTCTCTGGAAGTGGCTTTCCGTAAATAGTAAAGACTGCGTTTACCATATCTTTAAATGCTTTTTTGTCAGTTTCAATCATGATAACTCCTAGAATGGTGCAGCTTGTTCTGGCGCTTCATCCATCCAGCGACCTTGGTTTAAGTAAGTAGCAGGATTAGGAATGTATTTACCATCCTCTGCTTGCCATTGTCTTGTTTCTCGCTGCCAATTAATAGCATCAATAACTTTAATAATGTCAGGGTTTGCTTTATTCCATGCCTTACGTGCAGCTTCTTTTCCTACTTTCTTTGGGTACTTGTACCAGAAGTCATCAAAGTAATCCTCAAGTACTTCTGTGTTTATAGTCTTTTCTTTCTTATCTAATCTAATCTCTTCTATTCTATTCTCTTCTGCCGTGATGAAATCTGATGCCGTCATGATGCCGTCATGACTCATGCTGTCTATTACCGTATCATACTGTAGCTTAATGTCTTGAATCATGTGGCGCATCTTAGGATTGCTGGTAGCTGAACTCATTAAACGCTTCGCTACTTTCATGCAAGTAATCTTTCCATCATTGTTCTCAAACAAACCGACAGAGATAAAACGCTTCATCATCTCTTCTACTTTCTGTGGGCTTGATCCAGTATTGCGAGCAATAACCCTAGCATCGTGCTTTAACTCAAAGGTAATGTTGTCTGCCGATGTCTTACCTACTATCAGCTCAATGCAATACCAATACAATCCGTAACCTTCTAATCCGTAATCAAGCAAGACCTCTTGTAGTTTTTCATCAAGGTTTGCATTGCTGTCGTGTCTAAACCATTCCATAATTTTGCTCCAAAAAAAAGGGCTGCTAGATAGGTGGGACAAGCACCTAAATAACAACCCTGATACCAGAGGCATCAATAATCACGACTTCTTGTCCAAGCCATTATTGATACCACTAACCATCACATTAAACTAATTTTTAATTTCTTGCAAGTAATTTGTGATTGCGGTCTTAGCTTCATCAAATCCATAGCATACAACCGGCAAGTAGTTCATTGAACTAGCTGCTGCCATAAACTCTTTCTGGCTATCTGACACTTTGCCAGCCTTTGCCTTCATCTCAATAAACATTCCGTGGTACTTACTATTAGGAATCATTAAGAATAGATCGCTGACTCCAGCAAGTACTCCCTCTGCCTTTAAATTGACTGCCGTGACTATGTGCCTAGACCCACCGTTAGGAATTGCCCACAAGTGATACTTGTATTGCTTGTATTGCATTCTGAACCATGTGATTAGCATGACCTGTTCTTGATGTTCTGATATTTTCATAATTATTTTCACTAAATGTATAAATAATGCTTGACCGTGTATTTATTATATGCGATTATTACACATCGCAGCAAATTATGCGGTTAACTAATAGAAACGGTGGAGATAAAAATGTACACAATCAAATCTACAAAATTCCCAAAACAAAAATGGGACATCTTAGAAAACGGTAAAGTTGTCAACTATACCTACAATTCCTACAAACTAGCTTGCGCCTTACTTAGCCAATACCAAATGGTTGAGAAGGTATACACACGAGTTGCTGAGATAGAAGCATCTGTTTGCCTATTTAAAGCTAAGTGCGACCGTGAAACAAGGGAGGCTCGCAATGCACACTAATGACCTAAAAGATCCAAAACTTGAGCAGATAATAAAAGAAATACAAGCAATGCGTAAAGAGTTTGAAGAGTTAGAAGTTAAATTAGCTAAACGTGAACAGGAAAATAAAGATGACTGATTACAAAAATTACAAACCTAAGACAGACCTAACACCGTGGATAGAAGGCATTTGCTTTGTTGGTGTAGTCTTACTCTCAATTTTTCTATACTTGCTACTGGTGGCTTAACATGGAAGACAATCGCCAAGATACAGATTTTATAGATCTAGAAGAGTACCTAGAGTATTTGCAAGATTGTGCTAAGAAAGAATATGAACAATATTTAGAAGTTTTAACTAAGGGTAAATAAAATGTCAAAACAAGGATTTGTAAGCATACACGGTAAAGAATATGAAACAGTAGCAAGCCGTGTCAATCGTTTCCGTGAGAAATATCCGGAGTACACTATTAAAACAACAATCATTAAAATTGATGCTGACGAATGTATTGTTGAAGCTGGCATCTTAAATGAAGAATCTCGTTTAATTGCTAACGGTCACGCTCAAGAGTTTAGAGCTAATAGCCAGATCAATAAAACGTCATACGTTGAGAATTGTGAAACATCAGCAATTGGTCGTGCATTGGCATCGTTTGGTATTGGCGGTACTGAGTTTGCATCTGCAAATGAAGTAGTCAATGCAATACATCAACAAAATGCACCAGTTAAACTTGAGCCTGTAGAGTTCTATGTTGATAAAATTCGTGCAGCTAAAACAATGGCTGAATTAACTTCATTATTTAATACTGCTTCATTGAAAACTAAATCTAATCCAAGCTACCTGCCAATAATTAGAGCAGCAGCTAGTGAAATGAAAGCACTATTTGAAGGGATGACAGCATGATTATTAAATCACTATACGGATTAAAGCCACCTAGTCAAAAAGAGATGGAAGACCGTGATGCTAAGATAGCAAAAGCTCTAAAAGATTTAGGTCACAAATGGCTACTTTCAAAACCAATGCCGAGGATTAGATAATGCAAGGTACAGAAGAATGGTTTGAATCACGCATTGGCAAGGTAACAGCCAGTCGTGTTGCAGACGTATTAGCCACCATCAAGACAGGTGAGTCTGCTAGTCGTAAGAATTACCGCATGGAGCTTGTATGTCAACGGTTAACTGGTCAACGTGAGGAAGGCTTTACTAACTCACACATGGAGCGAGGCATTGAGCTTGAGCCACTAGCCAGAGCAGCGTACGAGTTTAAGCAAGGTGTCACGGTAACCGAGGTAGGCTTTATTGATCACCCAAGCATTGCGATGTCCGGTGCTAGTCCAGATGGGATAGTAGGCGATGGTCTAGTAGAGATTAAATGCCCTACGGCAGCCAACCATGCAGATACGCTACTATCCGGCAAAGCACCTACAAAATACATACCGCAGATGCAATGGCAGATGGCTTGTACCGGTGCTAAGTGGTGTGACTTTGTTAGCTATTGCCCAGCACTAGGCGATAACCTAGCATTGTTTGTAGTACGTGTTGACCGTGATGACGAATACATCGCTGAAACAGAAAAGGCAGTAGAATTATTTTTAACAGAAGTATCAGAATTAACAACTAAACTAAAGGAACTAAAATGAATAATCTAAACGCAACTGGTCGCTTAGGACAAGACGCAAAATTAAGTTACACAGCAAATCAAGATGCAATCTGCAACTTTTCGCTGTCATTGACTGCCGGTTATGGTGATAAAGCCACAGTTACGTGGTTGAACTGCAACTTATGGGGAAAACGTGCAGAGATATTAGCACCAATGCTTCTAAAAGGCACACAGATAGGTGTTACAGGCGAGATCAGTATGCGCCCATACAAAGCAAAGGATGGCACAGAAAAATCAAGCCTAGAGTGCCGTGTGAATGACGTAACTTTGCTAGGTGGTAAACCTGAAGCCGGTGCAGCTAAACCAGCAGCAAAGGCTGACCCAATGGAAGAAGTAGAGAGTGACATACCTTTTAATTAGAATCATGCTATAATGGACTTGTACTTTTACACAAGGATAAGTCATGCATGATTCTAAAATATGTTTTAAGTGTAATGTTGAGAAGCCTCTGTCAGAATTTTATAAACATAAAGGAATGGCAGACGGCTATCTTAACAAATGTAAAGAATGTAATAAAAAAGATGTTCGTGAAAATAGAATTGTTAATATTAATTATTATATTGAATATGATAAACAAAGGGCAAATAACCCAAATAGAATAGAAGCAAGAACTAATTATCAGAAAACTGAAGATGGTAAATTAGCAATGGCTAAATCAAGAAAAAAATGGCAAGAATCTAATTTAATTAAACGTGCTGCAACGCAAATGGTAAATAATGCAGTAAGGGATAAAAGATTAGAAAAAAAATATAATTGTGAAATTTGCAATGTATATAACGTAAGAATTCATGGTCATCACGATGATTATGCTTTCCCTTTATCAGTAAGATGGCTATGTCCACAATGTCACAGTAATTGGCATAAAGAAAACGGAAGTGCAAAAAACGGATAAGGTCGTGTTATGAAAGTTAAATGGCACGACCTTCTTTTGAAACCAATAAATTTATGGAGTTTACCTATGTCTAGCAACCCTGTAACTGGAGATAGCCTAGTAAGTAAGATTGGCAGCAAAGAACAAAAAGAAAAGTTTGATGAAGGCTTTGACCGTATCTTTCGTAAGAAGAAAGACCCAATTTGCAATGTGTGTGGCAAGACTTTAAGCACTACGAAAGAGTGTGCTTGGACTGGTTGCCAGCTTAACTGGGATGAAGACCGTATAGACAATATCTCCCAAAATGGGAACGATGGTCTGCACTATGATGATGTTTAACGTGAAGCGTTAAAAACATGACTAAAGCATTCTTTAAACGTGGCAAGCAAATAGCTAAATGGGCAGACAAACAAGGAGAAACTAATATGCCGTGCAATCAAAACTGCAATCAAAACTGCAATCAAGGCAGGTCGTGTGACTGCAAAAAAGACTCAAGTGGAGATAGAGCCGTAGTAATTATAAGCACTTTAATTTTAATAGCGGTTGTTTCTATGGGTTGGGGAGTATGGAAGCTTTTTAATGGAAGCAACGCGCAAGACTGTGCTGTAGAGGTGCAATTTGCAGGTGGTGTTAAGGCAACTTACCTTGGCACTTCAATTTAATCGCTACTATATTGCAAAGCGGTTCAATAAAGTCGCATATATCACTTTTTTGCGTTTAATTCGTACGAAACAAAAAAGTTTGTGTTGAATAAATGGTTTAAAATTACACACAAGTCTACACTATTAGTTTAGTTTTGAACTAAAACCTGTTACTTATTGGCAACATAACTGACAGATTGTAAACCATAGGATACAGATATGAAAATAGAATTGATAGGCGATATAAAAGATCACCCAGATGGTAGCGGTATTGCGGAGCTGGACATAGACGAAGAAGGTAAGATGTACTTGATGCAGCTAGGCTTTGAAGTTTTGCTTATGCGAGGCATTGAGGCAATGAAAGAAAAGTATGCTGATATACCGACCTTATAAACTGCCTACTAATAAACCTAACTTTAATGGTCGCATGAGGCGATTTAAATCGTTTAGCAGTAAAAGTAGAGCATTAATTAATTACATTAAAAGAAGGCGAAAATGTACACGTTAGACTACATATTGTGCTACAAAGAGGCTTTTATACTAGGTATTGTGGTAGGGTTAATTATATCTACATACTATTCTAAATATGTATATAATAAACAAAAACATAAGGATATATATGGCAGAAATAGATGACAGATTAGCCCAGTACGCTACTGATAAACAATGGCAGTATTATAGCAAGTCTTGTGAGCTTAATTCTAATCGTGCAGCAGCCAAGTTCTTTGGTGTAACTGCTACGGTAGTTGATGTTGCTGTTAGGGGATTAAAGGCTAAAGCAGCACTAGCTGGTTATGCACCTAACCACGATATGACCAGAGCAGCACCAGAGCCGTTTATAGTTCGTGGTGTGTCTACATATTACAATGCAGAAGGTAAGGCTAGTGGGCAATGGGTTAAGACTAGAGTAGATGACAGCAAGCTAGAAGAGATAGTTCGTAACTTTGTTGCAGAGCTGGCAGAAGACATCAAAGGTCTAGCACCAATGATTCCACCACCGGCAATTAGCTCTGACAACATTCTTACAGTCATTCCTATGGGTGACCCTCATTTTGGCTTGTACGCATGGCATCAAGATGCTGGCGATGACTTTGACTTGGACATTGCAGAGCGTTTAACCTGTAGCGCAATAGACAGGCTCATAGCAAGCTCCCCTAACTCACACACGGCATTATTGTTAAACCTTGGCGATATGTTCCATGCCGATAACCAAAAGAATATTACCGCCTCCGGTCACCAGCTAGACGTTGATGGTCGCTGGGCAAAGGTGCAGCAGGTTGGTCTACGTGCGATTATTTATTGCCTAAAACGATTACTAGAGAAGCACCAAAAGGTAGTCTTCCGTATCAACAAAGGTAACCATGATGGGCATTCATCTTATGCACTAGCATTGATGATTAGCTGTTACTTTCATAACGAGCCACGAATGGAAGTTGACCTATCACCGGCAGTATGTTGGTACTACACGTTTGGTAAGGTCTTAATTGGCTCTACGCATGGTGATACAGTTAAGGGTAAAGATATGCTGTCTATCATGGCAGCAGACAAGTCAGAGGACTGGGGAAGGTCTAAGTTTAGGTATTGGTATGTTGGTCACGTACACCACAAGGATGTAAAAGAGTACCACGGTGGTATCGTAGAATACTTTAGGACATTAGCAGCTAGAGATGCTTGGCATCAAGGGCAAGGCTACCGTGCTGGTCGTGATATGTGTTCAATCATATTGCACAAAGAGTACGGTGAGATAGAGCGACATACCTGCGACATTGGAATGATTACCGATTAATTACTTAGTTTTCTTTTCTTTCTTTGGTTTTTCTTGCATATTATTATATGTATTTAATCCAAGTAAACCTCCTACTGCTAATGGAGCTACACCAGCTAATATGTCTGCCTCATTGCGTCTAAATGGGTCAAAGGCTGCAAATCTTGAGCGAATAAGAGATGGGTCAAAAATTGCAAGAGTTGAGTTTGGCTGTGAAGCAGATTCACGCAACATCATAGAATCATATCCACGATTCTTTAAAGCCTCTACTGCTTTTGGTGTTTCATATACAATATAATCGCCACTTTTAAACATATTTAAAACATTACCATTAGGCGTTTCATTAGGAAATGTTGATTTTATATAATCACTCATTACTTCATAATCTGTTGATGGATTGAAAGTATTTTTAACCCTAGATTTTAATGGAAGAATATTTCCATGAATACTACTATCCATTTTTGATAAACCAGCTTTTTTTAACTCTTCTTGAGCCAATGCAAGTCGCATATCATATTCTTTTTTAAATGCTTCTCCCTCTAAATTATTAAGCGTATTAGGATTCATAATTTTTTCTCTAATCGCTTTATATTCTTGATATGCTTGTTCTCTTTCTTTTTCAGCAACATC